TTGATTTAAACAAAGCATTTAGTGATAGAATTACAGCAGCAGTAGATCCATTTAATACTTTAGCGATATGGTTATATCCAAGTAAAAATAATCCAGGAAATACTACAGGGATTTGCGATAGATTACTTATTTATAATTATGTAACTCAAAAATGGTCAATTGCTAATGTTAAAGCATCACAAATTTTTGAACAGTTTGTAAGTTTTAACACAGTTGAGTTAATGGATTTAATATCTGAAAACTTAGATGAAATTAATATTTCATTAGATACACCTTATTGGACTGCTGGACATTTAAGATTAGGTGCTATTGATGAAAATTTTAAAGCAGCAATTTTTTCAGGAACCAATTTAGAAGCTGAAATTGAAACAAGAGAACAAGAAATATTTCCAGGTTTAAGAGCTAATATTACAGGTATCAGACCAATTGTTGATGCTACTGCAAATGTTACAGTTAAAACTAGAGATAAATTAGCAGACTTAATTACAACTTCTTCATCAAGCACATCAAATACATCAGGCATAAGTCCTGTAAGACAATCAGGTAGATATTTTAGAGCTAATGTAAAAATACCAGCAGGAACTGTTTGGAACCATGCACAAGGAATAGATTTAAAAGCTAGTCAAGGTGGGGAAAGATAATGTCAGATAAAATAGATATAGATAACATTAGATATTCAATTGAAACACAAGAGTTTTTTCAAAGACAAGTTGAGGAAGCTGTGAATACATTAATTAACAAGAACAATGCTGAAAGCGATAAAGCTTTTAGTTGGTTTATGAATTAGGAGCAAATAAATGGCAGGAATTAAAGATTACTCAACTACACAATCAAGTAACACATCTTTAAATGGAATAAATACAGCAGAGGGAATGTTACCTAGTGATTTGAATAATGCAATTAGAGCATTAATGAAAAATACTAGAGAGTGGTATAATGATGCACAATGGGTAATTTATGGTGATGGTGATGCAGCTTTTACAAGTGCTTATGCAAGTGCAAGTTCATTTACAATAAATGGCGTAAATGTAACTGCATTTTATCATGCAGGTCGTAGAGTTAAAATTATAGGATCTAGCACAGGAACTGTTTATGGAACAATATCAAGTTCATCTTTTTCTTCAAACACAACAGTAAATGTAACTTTAGATAGTGGTACATTACAAAATGAAACATTAACAATTTATTTAGCTATCTTAACTAAAACAGGTAACTCAATACCAACAGATGTTATTAGTGCAGGTAATTTAACTAACGACTCAATCACTACTGCAAAGATTGCAGATGATGCAGTTACAAATGCAAAAATTGCAGACAATGCAGTTCAAGCTGCACAAATAAATGCAAATGCAATTACAGAAGCTAAGATCAATGCTAATGCAGTTACTACAACTAAGATAGCTGACAATGCTATTACAACTGCAAAAATTTTAGATAATAATGTTACAACTGCAAAAATTCCAGACAACGCAATCACTACTGCTAAGATAAATGCAGATGCAATAAATGGAACTAAGATTGCAGATAACAGTATAGATTCAGAACATTATGTAGATGGTAGTATTGATACAGCTCATATTGCAAACTCAAATATTACAACTGCTAAGATCGCAGACAGTAATGTAACTACTGCAAAGATAGCAGATGATGCTGTAACAATTGGTAAAATAGCAGATGCAGCTATAGTTACAAATTCAGAACAAGCAGCTCATACACCAAACGATACTACTTTTTATACAACATCAGCAGCAGACACTAGATTTTTAAATAAAGATACATCTGAATTAATTAACTCTGGTCAATCTTGGACAAGTAACGATAATTTTATTGCTACAACTGGTGCTATAGATGCAAGAGTTACTGATCTTGTAGATGATGTAGGTGGTTTTGTACCAATTGCAAACGAAACAAGTTTTCCAAATACAAATCCAGATGTCAATGATGGTGTAGGAACTATTGTTAGTGTTCAAGCACTTGCAAGTTCTCATACTGCAAATAGCTCTGGTGTAGTTTCTATTTCAAATGGAACAGTTGGTGGATCAACAGTTACTTTAAATAATTGTGGTAATGGAGCTACTTTAGCAGCAGGTTTTGGTATCTTAGTTGAATCTACAACCACACAACACACATACAATTTTCATAGATTAGTTCCAAAAGCTACAGAGGTAAGTTCAGTAGCAGCAATCTCAGGTGCAATAACTGGAGTTAATAATATTTCAAGTGCAGTAAGTGCTGTAAATTCAAATGCTACAAATATAAATACAGTTTCTGGAATTTCAGGAAATGTAACGACAGTTGCAAATGCAAATACAAATATTGGTACAGTAGCTTCTAACCTAAGTGGATCAAACACAATTGGAACAGTTGCAGCAGCAAATACTAATATAGGTCTTGTGGGTGGTTCTATAGGGAATGTAAATTTAACAGGTGGATCAATTGCAAATGTTAATACAACAGCTGCAAACATTACTGGAGTTAATAGTTTTGCTGAAAGATACAGAGTAGCAAGTTCAGCTCCAGGATCATCACTTGATGTTGGGGATCTTTATTTTGATACTACAGCAAACGAATTAAAAGTTTATAAATCATCAGGTTGGGCAGCAGCAGGATCTACAGTAAATGGAACAGCAGCAAGGTTTAAATACACAGCTTCTGGTGGACAAACTACTTTTACAGGATCTGATGATAATGGAAACACACTTGCGTATGACGCAGGATTTATAGATATTTATTTGAATGGAGCTAAGTTAGTTAATGGAACTGATGTAACAATAACATCTGGAACTTCGGTAGTTTTGGCTAGTGGTGCTACAGCAGGGGATATAATTTCAATAGTTGCTTATGGTACATTTAATGTAGCTGCAATTAATGCTGCAAATATTACAGCAGGAACTTTAGCAACAGCTAGAGGTGGTACAGGTTTAAGTTCGATTGGATCGGCAGGACAAGTAATCAAAGTTAATTCTGGTGGAAATGGTTTAGAATATGGAAATGCAAGTTCAGCAGAAGTTTATGGTTTTAGTAAAAATTCAGATGGTCAGTTAATTATAACAACGACTAATCAGGGTGCAGACAATATCTCAAGTTCAACTTTCGCCACTTTTGATGATGTCTTATTTAGTGCTAGTGGTTTTACATTTAGCATTAGTAATGGCGAATTAATAGCAACAATATAAGGAAACAAATATGGCAACAGTAAATCTAGGTGCTATCAAATTTAACTGGAAAGGTGCTTACAGTAACAGCACAGCTTATGCAGTAGATGATGTAGTTTCATCTGGTGGCTCTAGTTATGTTTGTATTCAAGCACACACAAATCAACCAGTAGGTAATGCGACAGCTTATTGGAATATTATGAGTTCGGCAGGTACTAATGGAACAAATGGTACAGATGTCGGAACAACTTTAACAACACAAGGCGATATACTTTACAGAGATGGCTCTGGTCTTCAAAGACTTGGTGCAGGAACTTCTGGTCATGCTTTAGTTACCAAAGGCTCTGGACAAAATCCAGTTTGGGAAAGTGTTGGTGGTGGAACAGTTTTAAGAGTTTTTACAAAAGCATGGTTTGGTGGATCGACAATCTCTGGTGCTTCAAGTTCTTGGAGACAAATAAATAATTATAACTCAGAAAGAATAGTGCCATTAAGTACAAGTAGTAAATTTGTAATTCAATGGACTGTTTCTGGTTATGCAAATGATGACCACCATTTCTTTAAAATTCATAGAAGAGCCGATAATGGAAGTGATACTGATGTTGGATTAAGTAATTCTCTTTTAGCAAATGATACTGATTATGGAGATACTGGTTCTATGGTTTATGGCAGACACACAAATGCTACTCCATTGAAAACATTTCAAATTTATGATGCACCAAATACGACTTCTGGTTTTACTTATCAATTAATGAACCAAGCACATGGTGCAACTTTTTATTTTGGTCGTTCTGCTCATAATACTAGCAGTAAACAATACGCATCTCAAAATACTTGCATTGTTTGGGAACTAGATGGCAGTAATACAACAATGACTAATAATGCAAGTAATTAATAGGAGATAAATATGAGTGATAAAATAGTAAACTTAAATGATGCAATTTTAGCTATTAATCCTGAATGTCAATTTGAAAATGTAGAGCCATATACAGACTATTCTAAAATAAGTTGGTTTGATGGTTCGCCTACAGTTTCACAAGCAGACGCAGAAGCTAAAATGGCAGAATTACAAGCTATTGAAGATGCTAAACCTACTCTTGAAGAAATAAGAGCTAGTGCAAAAACAAAGTTAATTGCAGGAGAAGCATTAACTGAAGATGAAGCTAACACAATAGTTTTATAAACTTAAAGGCTAGGTAGAAATATCTAGCCTACAAAATTCAAAATAATAAAGGAAAATTAAATAATGTCTAAAGCAAGGAATCTTGGAAATATAGTATCTGGAACTACCAGTACGATAGAGAATCCAGTATTAAAGATTAAAGGTGATGGCTCTAGTGCTGATGCCAAGCTAACTTTAAACTGTTCTCAAAACAGTCATGGTGTATCTATTCAAGCACCACCTCATTCTGCTGGACAATCTTATAATTTAATTTTACCTCAAAATGTTGGTACAAATGGACAGGTACTTGCTACAAATGGTAATTCTACAAACCAATTAACTTGGGTTGATGCTGCTGAAACAAAACCAACTGTAGCTGATGTATCACAAACGATTGCACCTGCTACTGCTACAACAATAAGCATTACAGGAACAGGGTTTGCTTCAATACCATCTGTTACTTTTGTTAATGGTTCTACAGGAGCTATTACAAATGCTAACACAGTTTCATTTACCAATGCTACAACACTTTCTGTCAATGTAACTTTAGCTAGTGGTAACTATTATGTAAGAGTTGAAAATCCAACTGGTCTTGCTGGTAGATCAACAAACAATATTATAACAGCTTCAACTGCACCAAGTTTTACAACTGCTGCTGGGAGTTTAGGAACTGTAGCTGGAAATTTTAGTGGAACAGTTGCAACAGTTGTAGGATCATCCGATAGTGCTATAACCTTTTCGGAAACAACAAGTGTTCTAACAAATAATTCACAAGCCAATTGTACTTTAAATAGCTCAACTGGTGCTATTACAACAAGTGATTTTGGTGGTAGTTCTACAACACCAGTTTTATATCAATTTACATTAAAAATAACTGATGCTGAGGGACAGTTTGTAACTAGAGATTTTAGTTTGCAATCTAGCTTTGGTGCAACAGGTGGTTCGCAATTCAATTAACAATTTTAAGGAGATTTAACTAATGGCTAGTACAAAACTTACAAGAAGTTTCTCAACAGCAGGTAATAGAAAAACTTACACTATATCTTTTTGGGTAAAACTTTGTGATACATCTACTAATGCAACTATAATAAATGTCGGCCCATATAGTGGCGACCAAGAATATAGATTTAATTTTAGAACTGATAGAAGATTTGACTTTTATGATTATGGAAGTGGTGCATATAAATTTAGGTATCAAACAAATAGAAGATTTAGAGATGTTAATTCCTGGTATCATTTTGTTATAGCAGTTGATACAACTCAATCAACTAATTCTGATAGAGTTAAAGTATATGTTAATGGAACATTAGAAAGTAATTATTATATTGCAACTCACCCAAGTCAAAACCTAGACACTAATTGGAATGTAGCAAATAACTGGACAATAGGTGCAGCAGAAAGTGGTAATAATACAAATGGTATTTTATCTCATTTTCATTTCTGTGATGGTGCGGCTTTAGCACCAACAGTATTTGGTTCAACAGACAGCACAACTGGAGAATGGAAAATTAATACTTCTCCTAGTTTTACACTTGGTACAAATGGATTTACAATTTTAAAAGATGGAAACACAATTACAGACCAATCATCTAATTCTAATAACTGGACTTTAAGTGGTACACTTACAAAAACAGAAGATTGTCCAAGCAATGTTTTTGCTACAATGAATCCATTTAGTACCAAACAGTCTTATAACACTACATTTACAAATGGAAATAATAGATTTAGACACAGCGAAGCCGAAGTACATAATTCATGTAGAAGCACATTAGGTTTTAAAAGTGGAAAATATTATGCTGAATTTAAAATTGTATCTAGTGTTTCGAACAGTAAAATTAGAATTGGAATTTCAAGTTTAAATACATTAGTTGAACCAAACACAACTGTTACTGACCTTAATGGTAGTGGTTATCAAGATAATGGTAAAATTTATAGAGAGGGTTATTCAAATTTAACAGGTCTAACTACTTTTACTCAAAATGATATTATAGGTGTTGCTTGTGATTTTGATAATAAAATGATTTATTGGTATAAAAATGGAACACTTTTAAATAGCACAGGTTATGCTTTTGCAGATAATCCTGGAATTGCTAAAGGTGATTTTTATGGATTTGCTGTTAGTGGTTATCAAACATCTGGAGACGATGTTGTAGTTGATGCTAACTTTGGGAATGGATATTTTCAAACTACCGCAGTAGCAACAAATTCTGGTAATGGTTATCAAGATGCAGATGGAAATGGGATTATGAATTATTCTGTACCCACAAATTACAGATGTTTATGTACGAAAGGATTAAATCAATAATATGTCATACACAACAATAAGTAAATGTACTTCATTTCATAACACTTTAAACTATACAGGTAATGGTTCTACAAATGCAAAAACAGGATTAGGTTTCCGACCAGATATAGTCTGGAACAAGAATAGAGGAGCAACAAATTGGCATACTATTCATGATTCTATTAGAGGTGTAAGTGCAAGATTAAAAATGGGTGATAATTCAAATGCAGATACAACAGATCCTATGGCATCTTTTGATAGTGATGGTTTTACTATGACAGGTACAGGTGGTGGAATTAATGCTAATAATGAAAATTATACCAGTTGGTGTTGGAAGGCAGGTACAACTTCTGGATTATCTGGTGGAACAATAACACCATCTTCTTATTCAATTAACACAACAAGTAAAGTTGGAATATATCGTTATCAAGGTAATGGTACAAGTGGTGCAACAATATCTCATGGACTTGGAGTAAAACCTGCTTGTATTTGGATCAAAGCGGAAACTGGAACTGAGGACTGGGTTTTGTATCATAAAAATTTTAATGGTGGAACTAATCCACAAAATTATGTAATAAAAATTAGGTCATCATCAAGAACTGAATCAACATCTTCTGCTATTTGGAATGATACAGCACATACAAGTTCTTTATTTTATTTAGGAAATAATAGTGGTGTAAATGCCAATGGTGTAAATTATATAGCTTATGTTTTTGGAGAAGTACCTGGCTATTCTTCATTTACTTCATATCAAGGAAATAATTCAGAAAATGGTACATTTTGTTACTTAGGTTTTAAACCAAAAACATTAATTATTTGTCGTAGAAATAGTGATGATGAAATAGAAATTTATAATGATAGTAGAGCAGGATATAATCCTGCTAACTACCATCTAAATATGAATTTAAATACAGCAGAAGATACAAGTAGTGGAAGATTAGATTTATTAAGTAATGGTTTCCGATTAAAGGTAAGTTCATCTGGCCCATTAAATGCATCTGCACCATATTTAGTTATGGCTTGGGGTCAAAGCATAGTTGGCAGTAATAATATTCCAGCGATGGCCAGATAATCATGGCTAACTCATATAAATTTAAAGGGGTAGCTTTAGCAACTTCTAGTGAAACATCATTATTAACAGCTTCATCAAATGAAACTTTAATTATTAAATCAATTAGAGTTACAAATAATACAGGTAACACTCCAACATTTTCACTAGATGTTTTGGATAGTTCTGCAAGTAATGCAGAATTTACTATATTAAAGACACAATCACTTACAGCTAATAGTTCTGTTGAAATTTTAACAGTACCATTGGTATTAGAAAATTCAGATCAACTAAAGGCAACAGTAAGTTCATCTGACTCAGTTCATATAGGAATAAGTTACTTAAACATAACTTAATGAACATTGTTAATATTCCATCGTCTAATTTAGATGATGTTTGGTCTTTAGTAAAAAAAGACATAAGTGAAGCTTTATCTTACTCAGGCAATCACACAGATGCAAAATTTGTTTACGATACAGTTAAAGAAAACAAAATGCAGCTATGGGTTATTTGGGATAAGTCTAAACCAACAACAATAGAGAAATACTTTGGTGTTGTAGTTACTGAAATAGTTGAAAGAAAATTAAAAACATCTTGTAATATTTTTATAGTTACAGGCAGACAAAGACAACAATGGCAACATCTAATATCTGTGCTTGAAGATTTTGCTTTAAAAAACAATTGCACAAACATGGAACTAATAGCAAGAAAAGGCTGGACAAGAATTATGAAACAATTTCAATACAATCAAACTCATGTAGTTTTAGAAAAACCTATAACGCAAACTGAAAAGGAGAATAACTAATGTCATTCGGTGGTGGATCAAGTGGTGGAAGTGTGCAAACTCAAAGGGTAGATCCTTATGCACCAGCTCAACCAGCTCTAAATCAAATTTTATCAGAAGCTGGTAATTTATATAATCAAGGTGTAAGTGCTGCTGGATATGTAGCTCCAAGCACACAAACTACACAAGGATTAGCAAACCAAGAAGTTATGGCAAATGCTGCCAACACTCAATTAGCTGACACTCTATCTGGAAAGTATTTAAATCCTTTTTTATCTCCAATGTTACAAGGTGCTGCTAACGATATTGCAACATCAGTAAACTCAGAATTTAGTGCTGCTGGAAGAACTCCTGGAAGTGCGATGAACCAACAACAAATTTTAGCTGGTATTACAGAACAAGCTTTACCTTATGCTTTTGACCAATACGATAAAGAAAGATCAAGACAATTAGGAATAGCTGGATCTGCACCAGGACTTACTCAAGTTGGTGCTCAATTAGAAAATATTCAAAGACAACAAAACATGGCTCCTTTTGCTGCACTACAACAATACAATAGTATTGTTAATCCTATTGCAACTGGACTCCCTGTTCAAACAGGAAATACACAAACATCTGCTAATCCAGTAACAACTGCGATGGGTGGAGCTTTAATTGGATCTAAATTTGGAACTACTGGTGCATTAATAGGTGGTGGTCTAGGATTCTTAGGAGGGTTATTATAATGAAAATACAAGAACACATTCCACATTTTGTGAAAGAACATAAGAAAGCAATAGCAGTAGCTGTTGTTATTTTAATTATTGCAATAATTTTATAATTAAATGAATAAAATAAATAAAATAATTTACGATTTAAAAACAGATATAGATAACAATACATCTAAGTATATTATTATTCTTAGTGTATTATTTGTAGTTTCAATAATTTTATAATCTATGAACAACCTAAAACAATATGCTGGACTTCTAAATGAAGAAGCACCAGAAAATCATTTCCTTGCTTACATAACTCCAGGCGAAAGAGATATGTTAGTTCAAGCTGGTGGAGTCAAAACTCCTACACCATCTGGTATTTTTGCATATCCACCAGAGGGTAACTATGGCAGTTCAGGTACAGGCTCTTATGATGGTGGCTCAACAGGAATGGGTGTAGGTGGTGGAGAAAACAATCCTGGTGGTGGAGATAATTCTCCTGCAGCTGGTGGTAGTAATTATGAGGGAACAAGCAATAACAATAATACTCCTAATTATGGCGATCAAGAAGATGACAATGATTTTAGTTTAAATAACAATAACCCTACAGGGTGGAGTGGTGATAGTGGTGTTGATGCTTATGAAAGTAGTATTTCACCTCAAGATAGTCTTTTAGGAACTCCAGATTATCAAGGTACATATTTTAAAGGTGGCACTTATGCAACTGCTGATAATTTAGCTTCAAGAACTTTAAGCTATGGTGATGATGCTGCTACAGAAGATTTAGGCAGACCAGATATTACATATTATTCACCAACTGGTACAACAATGGGTGATTATAAAAGTAGTTATGAGTTAAACCAAATTAAATATATTCAAGATCAAAAATTAAAAACAGTTAAAAATAAATTAAACAAAGCTGGTTTTGAAATTGATAAAGATGCAAACTTTCAAGAAACTATAGATTTTGTAAATAATTTATCTAGTGAGGAATTAGCAGAATCTTATAAAGATTTAAAAAATCCAGATGGAAGTCCATTTTATGATGCTGAAACAATAGCAAAATTTGAAGAAACTGGTTATATTCCTAAAGGTGGTCAAATGGATTTACCTGGTGCAACTGGTTATTTAATAAATAAATTAGATAAAAAACCTCTCACTAGAGATGAGCTTTTATTTTCATTAAATGAAGCAACAGAGGTTGGTAAAACAGGTGGTGGTGCTATGGATTGGCAAGAGAGAATGAAAACTTATTCTCCCAATCAATATGCAACAATGACAGGTATGGACTATAATCCAAGAACAGGAGAATTTACCATGAGAAGTGGTGGTAATGAACAAGATGCTGTTGAAAGAGTTGTAGCACCTTATGCTGTTGGTGGAACTGCACCTCAAGAATCTATGGTTAATAATTATTTTGCAAATCTTAATAATACTAATCTAGGTATCTCACAAGATTATTTAAACACTTACAACGCAGCCAAAACTAAGATGGCTAACACTTTAAATATGACTCCACCCAACCAACAATATGGTTACACAAATACTTATAACGATACTTACGCAAGACAAATGAATAACAGTAATGTTTTCTATAACTACTTAAACGAACAAGGATTAATCTAATGGCAGAATCTAAATACAAAGGCTTATTATACTCACCAGAAGTTTTAGGTGGAATAGGATTATTAACTGCTGGACTATCAGGTGGTGCTCCAGACAAAGCTTTGCCTAGCCTATTACAAGGTATGCAAACAGCAGCTATGTTTAGAAAACAAGAAGATGAAGATGAGAAACAAAGATTAATTAAAGAGTACGCAGACCAAGTACCAGCAGATCAAAAAAATGCTTTCTTAATTGCACCAAAACAATGGTTAGCAAAGAATGTATTCAATAAAGATAAACCAAATTTAAAAGAAGTTTATGATCCAAAAACTGATACTTATTTTTATAAAGATGCAAAAGATATATTAAATTCAGAAGAAAGAGTTTTATCAAAACCAGGAAAAAATAATCAAACTAATGATTTAAAAAGAGTTACTGTTTTAAAAGAGGGTAAATATGTATCTGTTCCTATAGATACTAATGAGGGAAAAGAAAAATTAAAACTGATGTTTGAAGATGGTTGGGTTGAATCAAGAGTTAATACAAATGCTTCTAATGCTTCTTCTTTACAAAAATCCATACAAACTAAAGTTGAGGGTAAACTATTAAGTGGAACAGAATTAAATAGAAATTTGATGCTTCAAGAAATTCAGTTTCAACCAGAGTTTTTAAGTTTAAAAGGTAAAGCTTTATGGAAAGCTTATGGTGCAATTGATTTTATTAATAGTGATGCACTTAACCCTGAACAAAAAGCTTTTTTATCAAATTATGCTGAATGGCAACAAACTAATTTACAATACTTCAACCAGTACAGAAAAGAAATTACTGGTGTAGCTGCTGGTGAAAAAGAGATGAGTTGGTTACAAGCATCAATTCCAAGTGAAAAAGATACACCTACAACTTACATGGCTAAGTTAAAAAACCAAATGCTAATTCAAGAGCAAGTTATAAAAAATGCAGAACAATTTAAAGCAACTGAGGGTAAAAGTCCTTACACAATTAATGCAGATGGCGATAGAGTTTATTCAAAAGAATTTGGTAAGTATCTTAAAACAAAAGTAAAACAAGATGGTGAGTATATTG